TGAGCAATATCATATTTTCCTTTGTATATAACTTTATATTTTTGATACACAAACCTAACAGACACGCGATGGAAGTTATCGTCTGCCCAACTAACCGTTTGCGGTGCAATACCGACTGGAAAAGCGTCAACGAGTTCGACTGCGTATATCTGCTTAATAAAATCATCATATTGGACAATTTTAATATTGGTCATGTATCTTGTTGCTTCATCTTTAGAAAAACGTAGATTGTTTGTGTCTGGTGGCATAATGCATTCTAACCATCTATCAAACAGTTTTCTTTCGTAGAATTCATTGGTGCAAACAAACGTTAGTGTTATCTCATCGTATTGTGTTTGATATGGGACTTTATATGTTGGTCCATATACTTTAACGTCTGTAGTGAGAATTGTTTTACCAGGTAACTCTGTTTGCTCACATTGTAAAGCTAGATAACGCGATATTGTAGGACTAGACGATTCTTGACCTTCTGAAACACCTTTGTTAAAAGCATCCGCTATCGTTGAGTATATTGAATTAGGTAAATTAATCAACTTATCTAAAACACTTGTAGACACAAAGCTACCTACATAAGTAGGTATAGGTAATATCACTTCAAAACGGCTAGGTTTTGCTAACCCAGACTTCGCTTTGATATTAGATAAAAATAAATTAGGACTAAATGACATTAGAATTGTTTCCTTGATTCTGCGTAAACGAAATCTTTGTTGGCTTTTTCGAAGTTTTCTGCTGGTAACAACACGGCAATATCCCACTCGTCAGCATTTATTTCTAAAAACTGACTTTGCACATGACTATACAAATAACGTTTTACGCAAGCCGAGAATTGGTAGTGTTTGGATGCTCTAGCCAATAAACCATAACTCAACCTTAATCTAGTGGTTGAATCATATTTACTGTTAGTTGCATACTCACTTAAACTATCCAATAACAATAATCGTTGTCTAGGATGAATATAGTGTAAATTTAAACCAAGAAAACCATCTGGGTAATTCTCGATAGGTATCACAAGAGGAAACTTGTCGTAATATTTCAAAGTATCTTTAGTTTTTGGATCGTAAAAGTAAAAATACATTTTACCGATAATAGGCATTAAAACTTTACGTTTATTATCTCGCATGACAGTTTGTCTAGCATTAGCAAGGTCTTTTACCTTTTGTCTAATCCATTGACGAGCACGACGAGATCCTGATTGTTTACCAGTATCTTGTAGTTGGTCTTTTAGTCTATCTATTAAATAAGCCATGTTATATTTATAAGACTAAAACAAACCTAAATGTTTTTCGGTGACAACCACAAACTTCCATCCGTGTTCTTCGCAAAACTTATCAGCAGCTCTCCACTTTTCTTGATTAATTGCATACGTCGCAGCTTCAGTAATAAACCGTTTAGTCTTACGCTTTTGTGTTGGCATTCTAGTTTGAGAGTCTGGTTTGACTTCAATTACGTAAGTCATTACAGAACCATCTTTCCGTTTCATCTTTGCAATGAAATCAGGAAAGTATCTATGCTTTTTGTTGTCTATAGGATTAATGTAAGGAATTACTAACTCTTCGCTCGACCACCATATAACTTCAGGATGCGAATCGAGCCATTTCATCACTCTTAACTCCCAAGATGATCTATAAACGATGTTATCAACGTTACCTCGATACTTCTCTGGTGCAGTTGGTCGGAACGTTCCTTTGTATGTTTTATGTCCAAAACTCATATAAATATATAGTCAATCTAAAAGGATCAAGATGTCATTATTCAATCTAAACGAAGTATCATTCAAACAAGAAGATTTGTTCGATAAACTCACCCAAGGAAATCTTGTCAATGATTCAGCATACGCTAGTAATATATTTAGGTTTCCTGAGGATATTGGTAATTATGACAAAGGTCATTACATGATTATCAACATCGGTCAACAGCTCAAGACAAAATATAGATCTGCTGATAGTGATATGGGTCCAATGACGGTTGAAAAGAATCTAAGCGCTCTACAGCAAGACATAGGTGCGTCAATCAATTCAGTTTCAGGAGCAACACAAGTTTTAAGTACTGTTGCTGGAGCTGTACAAAACAAGCTAAACGCGTCTAAAGAGATATCAGGATTGTTGTTTACTAACGACGACACAAAGTATATTCCTAAACTTTTAGTATCCAATAACGATAATACTAACAATACTATTAAGGATATATCTCAACAATTACAAAAGCCTAGTTTCCTTAGAACAGTTAGAAGAACTACCGACACTATTGCGTTATATATGCCCGACACATTGCAGTTTAGTTATAGTCAAGGGTATTCTGATTTAAGTATGAATCAAGGTATTCTTCCTGGGCTTGCATCAGGTGGTCAAGCAGGCGTTTCGGCTATACAACAAATAGCAAAAGGCGGAGACATTAAATCTGCTGTTGCTGGTGCATTAAAGAATATGACGCCATTTATAGGCACTAAACTTGCAGAAGCACTTTTACCTGGCGGTGTTGGTACTGCAATAGGTGCTTCATTATTTGGTGCAGTATTAAATCCACAGCTAGAATTACTATATTCATCACCAGAATTTAGAACTTTTAGGTTTGAGTTTATGATGTATCCTAGAAGTCAAAGTGAGGCTTTAGGGGTTCAAAATATCATTCACAGATTAAAATTTCATCAAGCGCCTGAATTATTACAAGGTGGTTCAGCAGGTTTATTCTTAGTTCCGCCTTCCGAGTTTGATATTAGTTTTTACTATAGCGGTCAAGAAAATACCAATATACCTAAAATATCAACTTGTGTACTAATGAATATTGAAACTGACTATGCTCCTAATGGTCAATTTTCAGCATATGAAGTTCCAAACGGAGTAGGTGGAGAAGTTAAATTAGGTGGAACTGGTATGCCAGTGGGTATCAGACTTGCTTTAACATTCAAAGAAACTCAAATACTCACGAAGTTTAATTATTCAGGTTCTCCTGATGGCAAAAAAGAAGAAAGAGCATTTTAATTATGGCAAAATATTTTAAATTGTTTCCTAAAACATATTATACATTAGCAAATAATGCTACTAGTGTAGAGACTGTTACAAACATTGTTGCGCGATATAATTTTGATGATGCATTCAAAAATAACAGTGCTGTCTATTACAATTATAGAGTCAAAGATGGTGAGACGCCAGAAATTATTGCGGATAAGTTATATGGTTCATCAGAAAAACATTGGGTAATATTAAACTATAATAACATATATCATCCTCAATTCGATTGGGTATTAGAATCAACAAGCCTTAATAGGTTTATTGAGAGTAAATATTTACCTAGCGCAAACGTGATCGCAGGTCAAACTGGTACCGATTGGGCCAAGCAAACTGTATACGGATACTACAATAGGATAACACAAACGAACACAAAAGTAAATAAAGTGGTATCCGTTGAAGATATTCAACTTGATGCTAACACCTATGCAAACACAGCTACAGCAACAACTAATACTTATACTCTACAAGACAACAACATAATTAAAATTGATACTGTAAAATACACAAAAACATACTTTGAGTATGAGGAAGAGTTAAACGAAAGTAAGAGAATAATTAAAGTTGTTAAGCCAGAATTTGTTGCTGATATTGAAGATTCTTTACGAAAAGCTAATGAATAATGTCTGAGATAACCCTAAGGCAGTCCACTCAGTTTGCAATAAAAGAACTGAAAATTATCACTAAAATCCAAGGAATGTCTGATATAGACATCTCTGGTTTATATGAAGAGATTAATATCTTTGATAATTTATTGAATCCGTGCATGTCAGGATCCATTCTAATTAGAGACGCTGTTGGTCTATCTGAGAAGTTAATGTTTGATGGTTCTGAAGTATTGAAAATCAAAATTAATAAATCGGTAGATAGTGACGACGCTCATATAAACAAACTGTTCAGAATATACAAGCAATCGAACAGACAAAACGTAAATATGTCGAGCGAGACGTATGTGCTTCATTTTATCTCAGACGAGTTTATATTCTCAGAGCAACAAATCGTTTCACAGGCTTACAACACAACATATTCAACAATAGCCAAACAAATATTAACTAACCAGTTAAACGTTCCGACAAACTCGTTTGGGTTGATTGAAGAATCTACAGGTCTTAAGAAAGTAATTGTTCCAAACTTGAAGCCCATCGAGGCAATCGAGTGGTGTGCTAGAAAAGCTATTGATATAAAGGGTTCTCCTAACTTCGTATTCTTTGAGAATAAGTTGGGTTTTAATTTTGTAACTTTATCGACTTTATTATCTGCTCGAAGTATAGGCACAATTAACTTTAGTCCTAAAAATCTTGTCGAAGATGTTACGGATGAAATCTGGGGAGCGCGTCATGTTAAAGTTATATCTCAGTTTGATTTTATACAAAATACAAGAGCAGGTGTCTATGCTGGAAAATTTATTGGTTTTGACCCTGTTTCTCGCAGTATAGGACAACTAGACGTTTCGTATAGCGACAACTACGAACTAATGAGTCATGGTAATAAAACGAAAAACTTATCGTTGGTTACGAATAAAAATGGCGATCTAAATACTCAAACGTTCAACTCTAAAAAAACATTGTATCACTTCAGTTCGAGTAGAAGTACGATAGACCACGTTAAAACAAACGACCCGTCGTCTATTAATAACGATAACGATACTTATAGATACGTAATGCAACGACAAGCAATATTTCAAGGGTTATATGGTCAACGTGTTCAAGTAGTATTGCCTGGTAACTTCAATATTACATCAGGCTTAAACGTTACTCTCAACATTCCTAAACGATCAGAAAGAGATACGTCTGAAAGTTTGACGGATCAATTAGACAAATCTTTGCATGGTAAATATTTGGTTGTTGCGACTAGACATATTATTAAATACGATAAACATGAAGTGGTATTTGAGGCTGTAACGGATTCGTCAAATAAAGACTCTATATACCAAAGCTCTACTAAACAGGTAACTTAATGACAACAGATTTTGCAGGATTAAATGGGTTCGTTTGGTGGACTGGTGTTGTAGAAGACAGACAAGACCCATTAAAACTAGGTAGATGTCGAGTACGTATCATTGGTTGGCACGACGCTGACGTTAATTTGATACCAATCGAAGCTTTGCCATGGGCGCAAATAATACAATCTCCTACTGGACCTAGAACTTTTGGTTCTATTAAAGAAGGTGAGTGGGTATCGGGTTTCTTTTTAGACGGACAGAATGCTCAAGAACCTGTAATATTTGGTGTGTATCCTGGTATCATATCGCAGGGTATTAGAACAATAGAAAGTCCTATTCCTCAACTAGGTTTTAGTGATAGAAGAACGTCTGCTCAAATTGCCGCAGCACCTAAACTACCTGATGGAGTTGTTGCTGAAGTTAAAGGTGAGCCCTCTTTACCTCCAACAGCACGTGGTAAAGTAGAAGGAACTGGAATTGATATATCTAATAATAGTCAAGCTCACGTTTGTGATATTACTTCCGAATTAAGAAAAGACGCAGCACTTGCCCGACTAGAGTTTAGTCAATTGATGGGTCAGATTAGAAAGGCTATTCGTGCATTGATTGCTGCTTTAGGATTAGAGCCTAGTGGTGAAGTGTCTAAAGCAATCTCTCTAGCAAAAGCTCTGCTAAGAGAATTAAAATACATACAAGATATATTACAAGAGATATCAGATTTAAAAACGGTGTTGTTGGATTATGCTAGAAAAGTGTCTGCGATGATACAATACATTTTAAGTTTGCCCGCTAAGCTGCTAGCTCTACTTGCAGATTGTTTACAAAATTTTGCTAGTGCGGTAGGTTCATTGTTGGGTGATATTATTACTATCCCTGGACTAGAGAGTATGGGCGCTAGTACAGATATAACGGAATTGTTAAATACTTTAGATGAAATAGGGACAACAACTAAGAGTATTGTACAAAGTAGTGTTGATATTATTACTATTCCAGCACAGTTAGTTGTCGCGGTCGTTACTCCAGCATCAGCTTCGGATATAGCAGCCTCAGCGAATACGATATCGTCGTTCGTTTCTTCATCAACAAACTCAACGACAGTAGTTTCAACAAATACATATTCATCAGCAACAACCAGATTACCTTGAGGTATAAATGATAACTAAACCGGATTTTGATAGAGGATGGACAGAACCCGAATCGCAAGCTACGGTAGATAATCCACCACTATATCCTTATAATAATATAACACAAACTGAGTCTGGTCATTTCTTTGAGATGGATGACACTCCAACCAGAGAAAGAGTCAGACTTCATCATAGGTCAGGTACATTTACAGAAACTCACTCTGATGGAACTCAAGTTACTAAAATCGTTGGTGATGGATATGAGATTATTACTAAAGATAAAAATGTTCTAATTAAAGGTCATTGTAATATCACTATCGAGGGTGATGCGACAATGCATGTTAAGGGTAACAAATACGAAAGAGTTGATGGTGACGTTGAGCAAGAAATAAGAGGCAATCTCACTCAGATAGTAAAGGGTAAAACTAAGATTTTATCTGAAGACAATATGACAATAGGTGCGAACTCAGGTTCTTTGGGATCCATTACAATATCAACTGGCGACCACGTTTACATCAATTCCGATTTAGCTATTGCAGGCGAACTAACAGCAGATAAGATAACATCACTAACTCGTGTTGATGCTGGCACTGGTGTCAATGCTGGTCCTCTTGGTTTTGTTTCTGTTTTTGGCGGATTATCTGTTGGTATTCCAGCAGCAGTTCCAGGTTCAGTTTATGCCCTAGCAACTGTTAACGCAGGTGTTTCTGTCAATTCACCTCTTGGCAACTTTGGTCTTATGAGAGCTGTTATGATGACAGATACAGTTAATAAAAGAATATATAATTCACACATTCATCCAGCACCAAAAGGCGTGACCGGACCCCCTAAATTGAAAATGATTTAAAGGAAAATTATGAGCGGAATATTTGCGAGATTAGGATTTAATTATACAGATTCAAATAACATTATAGCACTGTCTAACACAGTAACTAGCTATTTAAATACAGTGCCTAAATTTTTAGAGCCATGGCAAGAAGCTGACATTGCTAATAATGCTGTTGGTGGATACTTCAAGAATCCAGTTTCAAATGTCGCAAACAGTATCATTACAGTTTCTGGTTTGATAGCTTCTAATACTTTTAATGTTAATGGAACATCTGGCGCAACTTCTACTTTACTAGACCAAATTTATACATTATCGGCTAACCTAGCTTCCGCTAATGGCGCTACAGATTTATTCATAGAGCACACTAATAAGATATCTGGTGTCACACCATTAGGTGCTGTGGAAGAAGACGCGATATATCCTTACTATGTTACAGCAATGTCTACGGGACAAAGCGTGATGTATTTAACAAACCAGTCGGATGGTATACAGAACAATGCTCCTATTATGGGTAGTTTTACTAGTTTGTTTATCGATGCTAACTTGAGCAGTTTAGTCGTCACAGCACAAACATATCCACAAATTATTAAAAATAGTATAACTATAACTGTTGGTGGTATATTTCCAAACACTTACAATATACTGACTTCGAATCTATCGGAATCCACACTGCAAACGATATACAGTAATGTTACTACTATCGACTCTGTTTTATCTACAAGAACGAATCACGATATCAACTATTTTAGAAACGCAAATATAGTTTTAGATGAAATGGACTCGTTGTTAATATTCACTGGAATGGGTGAAACTGCTGAAAAATTAGTAGACGAATTTATAGGCACACCTAAACTTTTATCTCGAATTAATGCATAAATAATACATGGCTACTATATCAACACAAGTAAATAAGACGTATAAAGATTTGGACTTGAATTTTACCAAGCATCCAATCAAAAACGACATCAACAAACACGTTGATGCCACTGCGGTTATTAACTCTATTAAAAATCTAATTTTAACCAAGCACTACGAAAGACCATTTCAACCAGATATTGGTTCAAATGTTCAAGCATTGTTGTTTGAGAATATGGATAATC